AAAGTATACGCCCATGACTACGGTCATAGTCACAGGCGCAGGAGTGGAAGTGCTGTCCACGGAAGTGCACGTTCCATTTTTCCCCAAACATATTTCTGAAGACAGTAAAAACGGTAAATTCTTAGATCATGAAGAAAAGTCTATTACTAATCCGCAAAAATAACTTCATTAATGTATTTCCACCTCTTGGGAGTTAGCCAACCTTGCTTGTTGTTAACGGCTTCAATTACAAGCAAAGAATCGTTAGCGTCCAAATGCGGGCGGATTAAAGAAAAGACGTCATCAGCCGTTTGATAATTTGAACGAATTAAAAAAGATGATTTCCAATAGGAACACCATGCACCATCGCTTGCATTCTTGATTGACTCAATTACTTTATCGTAATTTTTTCCGGGTGCGTTTAAGTCATAGGTTATCATATAGCGTTTTTTCATAGTATGTTTTCTTTCCATGGTTTTGACTAATTTAAAAAATTCTAAAACGACTGGGGTTCATGCACGATTCAGGTTTTTCTTGACCAATGGGTTTTCAGAAATCTTACAGCTTTTGAAATGCACGCATTTCTCTAAAGCGCAATCTCTAGAAGAAACATGGTTATTCTCGTCAGGGGTTAATGTAATACCAATCATAGTTTTCTTCAATGTGCAATACACTACATCGCCACTGCTATATACCATCAAAGTCATCTCCTTTCTGTCCAATATTTATAGGAGGTTGAACGGAATGGCAAATACACGTTCACACTATATATGGTAATAGTATCATGTGGTATGTATAAAAGTCAATAAGTCAAATGGGAGAAAAAAGATGGCAGAAGCGCTACATAAAGTAAAAGAGGTAAGAGAAGAAACGGGCGTGTCGCGTAATAGTTTACATAAGTTAACGGGCATTTCCTATAAGACTTTATGGAAAGTGGAAAATGGAGGAGATCTTCGAATTGGAACACTGAGAAAAATTGCGAAGGCACTACATGTAGATGTAAGGGATTTGCTTTGACGAAAAAATGTTTGCAGTAAAGCGAGGTGAGGAAATATGCGTAAAGTAGAGATCCCGCAGTACAAGATGCGATTGCTGGCGATGGCCACGCTGGAGGCAATGAAAGCACATGAGGATAAAAAAGAGAAGCCGCTGCAGAAAGGAGCGAACAATGAAAAAGTTAGTTAGTGCGTATGCCTGGGTCGCCGGCTGTTACATGGTCTACCGGGACTACCTGAAAGACCTCTGGGCGCATATCGCCCATGAAGATTTTTATCTGGGTGCTGCCACGGCGGCCGGCGGGTATGCGGTGCTGCAGCTGGTTGCGTTTGCCGTGACGGGTGGATGGATAGGAGGGTAGAGGATGAAGTATGAAGACGATAAGGGATATGTGTACGAAGTCGGATGTTATCTTGGCAATGATTCGGCTAAATACGGTAAATTTCATGTATGCCGGATCGATGGAAATTTTAACCGACACACCGCAACGCCGAAGAGGTTAAATCCATGGACGACAGAACGTGAAGCTGAACAAAATCTGAAGATCATGGCAGCACTGAAAGGGTGGGAAAAAGTATGAAATGGATACCGGTAAGTAAAAAGTTGCCTCAGTCAAACATCAGAGTACTTGAAAGGGGTGAGAAAAGTGGAAATAGATAGTGTTACAAACTTAGAAGATGCTATTGTGTTGGATTTAGTTGAAAAACTAAGAAAAGAACATGGTGGAGAATGGGATGTTGTGCTTATAGTAAGTCAGCGTGGGTCTAATGTTTGTCTATCATCAGTAGACGGTTTGAAGAGTCGTATTTTTGCAAATATTTTTAGCTTTGCAGAGGAATGCATAAGACATGTTTCAGCAATAACAGCACTCACTGCAATTAACCGATTAAGTAAGGCCGCAATAGAAAAGCCCCATCAGAGCGGCAACTCTGACGAGGCACATGGAAAATTAACTTAGCTAAAGTATATCACACGGCCCGGCTCGGCGCAACAGCAGCAGAAACGAAGAAGTAACTACGCACTATCACAAGCTCCGGGCCGTCAATTTTGGAGGCAATATATGAGAACAAAGAAAGAAATCCTACAACGCATACATAGACTCTGCTTACAGATGGCAGTGTATACACACCGCAATCCGTTCGGACTTCTGTCGGAAATATCTCAATACTATTATGATCAGCTGCGAACAGAAGCGAAAGCGCTTGCTTGGGTCGCCGGCCTGACATACGAAGATTATAAGACTATCTATGCTACAGCGGAAAAAGAGTATGAAGAAAAATATGAAAAGATAGTAAATGGGTTTGAAGACGAATAGAGAAGGTCAGGTTTTGAGGAGGCCGTATATGAAACTAATCACATTGAAATTAAGCATGTTTAAAGGAATTAAAGACTTTGAACTGAATTGTAATGGACAAAACTACAATGTGTATGGGGATAACGCCACCGGGAAAACGACATTGAAAGATGCGTTGAACTGGTTGCTGTTCGACAAAAATTCCGTAGATAAAAAAGACTTTGACATTATGCGCATCGAACATGGGGAAGTAGTGCATAAGACAGAGCCGACGGTAGAAGCCGTGTTCGACATGGAAGACGGGCGCAGGATACAGCTGAAAAAAGTGTATAAAGAAAAGTGGACAAAGCCGCGGGGACAGTTGAACGAAGTGATGTCCGGGCATACGACTACATACTATATCAACGATGTAGTGAAGGGTGCTACGGTATACCGGAATTTTATCAATTCGATTATCGATGAGAACAAATTCAAAGTATTGACAGAGCCGCGGTATTTTAACGAAACGTTGTCTGTAGACGAACGAAAACAGATATTGCTGGATGTCATCGGGGGGGTGGACCAGGCAGTTATCATCGGTATTAATCCGGAGCTGCGGGAGTTGGGCGTAGCACTGAACGGACGCAGCGTAGAAGAACAGGCTGCAATGACAAAAACTTCTTTGCGGGAAACAAAAAAACAAATTGATGAAATCAGGCCTGCAATCCGTGAATGCGAGAATATGAAACCTTCACAGGACGTTGCGAATCTGGGGTTGTATGAAGCGCAAGAAGCCCGAGCGCGGGAGATAATCACACAGTTGACTAATCAGATTGCCGAGGCGAAAGCCGGTAAGATGAATAAAAATCTGTTAGATCAGTACAACGCAAAGTGCAAAGAGAAGGCAGCGAAAGAGAAGGAAGAAGGAAACCGGTTGAGCGCAGAACGTACGGCGCTGTTATCGGAAGTGCGGGAAGCGGAACAGCGCCAGGCAGTCTCTGAATCTGATCTGCGGAATGTGCAGGGCTCTCTCTCTAAACTGAGAATGGAGCTGGAGAGCTGCAACAATAAGCGAGATTATTTTATCAAGGAGTTTAAAGAGATTAAAGCCCGGACGGCGCATATCGAAGATATTCAAACGATCTGTCCTACTTGCGGACAGGACCTGCCGGCGAACAAAGTGGAAGAAGCGAAACGCAGACAGGAAGAAAATGTGGCCGAGTTTAATCTGCAACGGTCGGAAAAGCTGAAAGAAATAAACGAACAGGGCAAGGCGAATACAGCAAGAATCACGGAATTGAACAATCAGATCACGGCTTTGGCTACACAAAAAGCAGCGCTTGACCAGGAGTGCCGGCAACGGAAAGAGGACACTGAAAAAAAGGCTGCGGTTTTGAAAGAGTTTGATAATGAAGTTCGCCCGGAAGGTGTTGAAATTACGCAGCTAAGGGAAGAACTTGCGAAACTGGAGCAGCAGATCCATACACCGGATGCGGATATTGCATCGAAAGTGGCTGCGTTAGAACACGAAAAAACGGAACAACAAAAACAGATGGCCGAGGTGCAGGCAAATATCGCAGAGTGTAAGCAGGCACAAAAAATTGTAATGCGCATCCGGGAACTCAAAGACAGCGAGCGCGAATTATCGAAGGCCTACATGGATCTACAGAAGATGCTGTTTCTCTGCGATGAGTATACAAGAAAGCTGACAGAGTATATTGACGGCAAGATCGCGGAACACTTTAAGGTGGCCCGCTTCCGCCTCTTTAAGAACAATATCACCAACGAAGGAATTGAGGAATGCTGCGACACCATGATGGACGGAAAACCGTACGATAGCCTGAATGCGGCAGCACAGGTTGAAGTGGGGTTAGACATTATTAACACGCTGGCTAAGCAGTACGGTTTTTCCGCACCGGTGATGATCGACAATGCGGAGAGCTATACAAAGCTGCCGGATACGGAAGGATTACAGATCATACGGTTAATTGTAAGTGAAGACGATAAAGCATTGAGAGTGGAACAGGCTGAATAAGGGAGGCAATGATCATGACAAACGAAGTGGCAAAAAATGAAACTCGTCCGTTGACGATTGGTGAACGATTTACAAATATGGTGCTGCGGGAATTACAAGCCAGCGTAGGTAATGGCGTACAGGTAACGGAACAGCAGCGCAATCTGATCATGGGGTATTTTATCGGGATTGACAGAGCGTTGGCCACGGCGGAAGCAAAACGGTTAAAAGACGCTGCCGGTCGTGGGGATTGGGCGAAGCACGCTCAGGAGACGTTGCCCTATACATGGAACAATGTATCCGTGGATAGCAAACTGGCGCAGTCTATTATGGTCTATGCCAAACTTGGGCTGGATATGACGATCCCGAATCACGTGTTCGCCATCCCGTACATGAATGGCAAGACCGGTAAGTATGATATGAATTTCCAGGAAGGTTACAAAGGCAGGGAGATGAAAGCAAAGAAGTACAGCCTGTATCAGATCCGGGATATTACCGCTGCATTGGTTTATGCCACAGATGAATTTACCCCTTACTTCAAGGACAAGGAACACGAATACGACACATACGAATTGACGGTCACTAATCCCTTTGACAGGGGCGCGATGGTGGGCGGATATGTTTACATCGAATTTGAGGATCCTAAGCAAAACAAACTATTCATCATGAGTAAGGCGGAGATTGATAAGCGTCGGGACGTGGCTAAGTCGAAGACGTTCTGGGAAAAATGGTATGAGGAAATGGCATTGAAGACGCTCGTCAATGCGGCCTGCAATAAAAAGATTACGCTGGATCCTGGGAAAATCGATGCGGATTATCGTTTGATGCAAACGCAGGAAGGGCAGCGCATGGAAGCGGAGTTGGAAGAAGAGATCAGCGCCAACGCGAATCGGGAACCGATCAATGTGACCCCGCCTCTTGCTGCTATTCCGCAACAAATGCAACCTTTTACTGCGATTTCGCAGCATACGCAGCAGTCCCGGCAAACGGTTCCAGCGGAGATGCAAGCGCCTGTAGAGGAAGCGGTTCCTATTATGGGCGCAACCGTACCCCCTGATGAAGAAATTGAGTTTTGATGTTAAAGATAAAAGCTATCGCGTCCGGCAGCAGCGGAAACGCTTACCTGCTGGACGACGGAGCGGGACATCAATTGTTATTGGAGTGCGGTATCCCGTTCGCGAAGCTGATTAAAGCGCTCCGTTTTGACATAAGTAAACTGAGCGGCTGCCTGGTTACACATGAACACAAAGACCATAGTCATGCGATTGCAGATGTGCTGCGATATGGGATTGATGTGTATTGCTCCGGTGGAACCGCAGAAGCATGTAAGGTAGTTGGGCACCATAACCTGCATGTAGTGACGGTAATGAAACCGGTGGTACTTCCCGGCTTCTCCGTCCTCCCGCTTCGGGCGGAACATGACGCGGCAGAACCGCTGCTTTACCTGATCCGGGGCAGTGGCTTTTTACTGCTGTTTGCGACAGACACATACTATATCCGGTATAAGATGCCGGAAGATCTGACGCACATTATGGTTGAATGCAATTATGATATGCAGCGTTTGAATGAGAACATCAACGGCGGGGAGATAAACCCTGTACGGAAGCACAGAATTCTGTACAGCCACATGAATTTAGCTACGCTCAAGGGATTTATCAAGGCGAACGATTTCAAACGATTACAGCGCATTTTCCTAATTCATTTGAGCAACGATAATGCAGATACGAGCTTGTTCGTAGAGGAGATTGAAAAACTTACAGGTGTGCCAGTGACGTCGGTGTGAAGGAGGCAAACAAATGAAATTTCGTAAAAAGCCAGAGGAATAAACTATGAACTGTAAATTATGTGGAGCGAAGATACAATTCATCCGGACGCCGGCAGGGAAATACCTGCCGTGCAATCCGAGAGCGGTGACGTACTACAAAGGGCAGTACAACAAAAACCGTATCGTTACGCCAGCCGGCAAGGTCATAGCGTGCGAAATGACTGGTAGTGTTTCGCAGGTCGCCGGCATCGGGTTTATCCCGCACTGGTCAAGCTGCAAGGGGAACAGTAAAAGCGTACGCAAGGCGAAGGAACAGACATTATTTTGAGGTGAAGCTATGAAGGACACACCAGAAAACAAAGTGAAGAAACAAATACAAGACCTGCTGCGCGCTGACGGCTGGTTTGTACAGTCCAATCCGCAGTTTGGGCCTTTTGTGCGTCCTGGGAGACCAGATATGGAAGCGTATAAAGCAGGAAAAATTCTGCTGATTGAGTGTAAGTCAGCAGTCGGAAAACAAAGCGATGCACAGAAACTCTACCAGCGCCGGGTCGCACCGTTCGCACCATACATTTTAGCGCGCAGCGTAGAGGATATTAAACCGTATCTGACGCGGATACAGATGTTATTTTAACAAGAAAAATTTGGAGTGTTTGCCATGGCTGAGCGCAGGATGTTTTCAAAATCTGTAGTTAACAATGATACATTTTTAGACCTTCCTCCAATCGTACGCTGCCTATATTTCCAGCTATGTATTGAGGCGGATGATGATGGCTTTAACGACAAGGCGAAGTCAACTGCCAGGATGATCGGGGCGACAAGTAAAGACTTGGATCAGCTTATCGATTATGGATTTATTATCCGGTTTCCAAATGGTGTCGTAGTGGATGCCTATTGGTTGCGTAATAATTCCATCCGGAAAGATCGTTATAAACCAACGATCTATAAAGAAGAATTTGCTATGTTAGAATTGACAAAAGATGGAACGTATAAACTTAAAAATACAGAAGAAAATCAAGAGTCAATCGCTACTAAAAGTAGTGATAAACCCAGTGATAGAGCCGTTGAAACCAACTGTCAACCAAATAAAGAAAACGTGGAAACCAATGGTCAACCAACGGTTGACAAACTGGCAACCCAGGTTAGGTTAGGTAAGGTTAGGTTAAATAATACCATCCATAAATCTACTACAGTTAATTCTATACTAAGCAAACCTGTGAATAACTTCGGTTTACCTGTGGATAAATCCGATTCGCAAAGTTTATCCTCCGCAGGAAATGTTGCTGTTGAAATTTCAGGATCCGCTGCGCAGAAAAACGTGCCGGAAAATCAATCCGGGTCGTTGGATGGATGGATGGATAAATATAAATTAAAATCAAAAGACGCATGGGACGCCTTTTGGGAAGTGTACCCACGGAAACAGGGAACTGTCAACGAGATAAAGGCTGCCTTTTTGCAGCTTATGGTGAATGGTGTTGCTCCGGGTGATCTGATATGCGCTGCGGAGAAGTATGCCCAGGAGATTACAGATAGCCGGACAGAGAAGAAGTTTATAAAAATGCCGTTGAACTTTCTGCAACAAAAAATCTGGCGCAGCTATATTCCTCGCTACTTGCCAAGCTGCCCGTACTGTCACGGGAAAGGCGTGTATCAAGACAGTGCGGGCATGCATGTGTGCAATTGTGACGCGCGGTACAAGGGGGTAAAAACATGACACTGAGCGAGTTTATCGAATAAAAATGGCGTTGAAGACTTGCGGAAAGCGCGGTGGTATCTTGATAGGCTGATAGGAGAGTGTGAATCATGACAGTAGTGGTTTTAATGATCATAGCGGCGTGGGCCTTTTTGATCGGTTCAATTGTGACAGCGTTAATCTTGAAATAAGGGGTGTGAACCTGTTGGCAGTACTAACCCGTAGAGAAATGAATTTCTTCGACAGGCTGTTTTTCAGAGCGAATTTAATATCGCGGGCTGTGGCGGATCTGCACGGGGAAGGTGTTGCCAGGGCGGAGGGGAGTGCGGACCCGACTGCGAGAACCGCGATTGAATTGTTGGAACCGATAAAAAATGTGATGGGATTAGAGGATCCCGAAACCTGGTTGCGGGTAATCGAAGATACATGGTATCAATACCCCGTAGATGGGCTGATCGGCGGAGCGATGTATCACCGGTATTATCTAAAAGAAAGTGCGGAAACTACCTGTATTTTGCTATGTTTATCCCGCGGTACCTATTTCAACTGGCGGGAAGAATTTCTCACCTATGCTTCTTTGACGGCGGCACAATTAGGGGTGTTTCAAAAAAAAATTAAAAAGTCTTAGACTTTTTTGTATAAAAACTGTGGTATAGTAATACAAAAGGAACTGGCCTTAACGGGTCGGTTCCTTTTTATGTTCCCACTTCGGGGCTGTGATCTCCGGCCCGCCTCCTGCCGTATGGTCACAGCCCAACTATGCCAAATTATGAAAGGCGGTGAGGCTGCATGGCGAAGGGAAAGTATCAGGAATGGCTGACGGAAGAGGGTTTAATTCGTATACAGGGCTGGGCCAGGGATGGCCTCTCCGATGAGCAGATTGCGAAGAACATGGGGATAGTACCTTCTACGTTTTACGAATGGAAGAAAAAATATCAGGAGTTTTCGGAGGCTACGCGCGAGGGGAAAGATGTTCCAGATCGTAAGGTCGAAAATGCACTGTACAAATCCTGCTTTGACAGAACGATTCCCGTGCTTAAGGCGTTTAAAGTAAAACGTGTCTTCTATGACGATCAGGGAAAGCGCTGCGAAGAGGAAAAGATTGAGATGGCAGAAGAAACCGTCGCAATTCCTGCTTCCGAAAAAGCGCAAGAATTTTGGTTGCGCAACCGCAAGCCGGCAGACTGGCCGGACAAGCAGAAACAAGAGATTACCGGCGCAGATGGCGGGGCATTAGCGCTGACCTGGGACGGAGACATAGATGACTAAAATTATTATCCCGTATACACCGAGACAAATCTGGCGGGATGTGATACATCCGGCAATGGACCAAAAGAAGCGGGCGGTGCTGGTCTGCCACCGAAGGTTCGGCAAGACCGTTGGTTGCATTAATGAACTGATTAAAAAAGCAGTACAAAACAGCTTGCGCGCCCCACGATACGCCTATATGGCCCCCTACCGGAATCAGGCTAAGCGAATTGCCTGGGAATATCTGAAGTATTACACGAACGTGATTCCCGGTATGCGCCGGAACGAATCAGAATTGTATGTGGAATTTCCAACGAAACATCAGGGAAGCCCCGGGGCGAGGATCTACATCGTGGGGGCTGATAAACCGGATGCGCTCCGGGGTGAATATCTTGACGGAGTGATTATGGACGAATACGCCCAGATGCGGCCGGAGTTGTACGGTGAAATTATTGTCCCAGCGCTGGCTGACAGAGACGGATTTGCGTATTTTATCGGCACTCCGAAGGGGCAGAATCAGTTTTACGAACGGTACTTAGCAGCGCTTAAGGATCCCGCTTACTTTACGTGCTGCTACCGGGCGGACGAGACAAACATCTTACCGCCGGAGAAACTGGAAGAGATGAAGCGGGAAATGACGGATATCGAGATTCGACAGGAACTGCTCTGTGACTTTACTGCCAGTGCCTCCGATGTGGTTATGCCAATCGACTTAGTGACTGCTTCCGCAGCAAGAGAATTATTGCCGGAACATGTGGCGGGAATGCCTGTAGTACTCGGTGTGGATGTGGCCCGTTTTGGCGATGACAGGACGGCGATTACCTGTAGGCAAGGGTTGTGGATGAAACCACAACAGGTTTATCAGGGACTATCTGTCATGGAAGTAGTTGACCGGGTTATTCTTGCGATTCGAGAGGAACGACCGGACGCTGTGTTCGTTGACGTCGGCAACATGGGGGCCGGCGTTGTGGACCGGTTACATCAGCTAAACTATTGGCAGGTTCAGGAAGTTGCGTTTGGGGAAAGGGCCGGCGACAGTGAACGGTTCGCAAACCTGAGAGCGGAGATGTATTTTAAATGCCGGGATTGGATGCAGCAGGGCGGAGCCCTACCGCAATCCACAGAACTTAAAAGCGAGCTGTCCACGGTGGAATATAAGTTTACACGTGATGGGAAAATTATTCTGGAAAGCAAAGAAAAATTAAAAGAACGGACAGGGAAAAGTCCTGACTTAGCGGATAGTGCCGTACTCACATTTGCACGGCCGGTTGTCAGGCAACAAGACCTGCAGTATGCAGCAGGGGAAGAGGAAGAATATGACCCGCTTGCCGGGTTATAAATAAATTTTGAGAGGTGACAAAAATATGTTTAAGATCATTACGCAGCTACACGGACTTGGCGGTGGTGGCCCGCAAATCAAAACATCCGCTCCCGGTTCTACTGCCGCTGCTACGATTGACGGCGCTACGGAAGGACAGCGGCAAGATGTCAGAAACCGTTTGGCAAGAGCAAGAGGCAGGCAGTATACGAATCGCACGAACGGTATGATCAGTGATACCGTGCAGTCTGTGAAAAAAGCATTGTTAGGTGAGTGATAGTCATGGCACAGATGCCTAAGATTATGCAGGACGTGCTGCGGGACAGCGAAGTACTGCGAAAGAAAAAACAGATTGTCGCTCAGATGATGACGGCCCGGTCGCAGTTTGAGCCTACATGGAAGCTGCTAAGCCGATACATTAATCCGATGCGCGGCCGGTTCGATGAAGAGGACAAGAGCTCCGACGGGAAGCGGCGGGACTATTACCTGTTAGAGCCGTACCCGATGGAAGCCTGTCAGAAGTGCGGCGCAGGTCTGCATGCAGGGCTTACATCACCTTCTCGGCCGTGGTTTTCGCTGGGACTGCAGGACGATGAGCTGGCAGAATATCATACAGTCAAGCTGTGGTTGGAAGAATGCAAAGATATCATGATGGGTATCTATGCCAAGTCCAATATTTACAATATGCTGATGAATATTGATGCGGAGCTGTCGCAGTTTGGCACCGCTTCCGCGCTGCTGCTGGAAGATTACGATCACGCGATATGGGCGCGGCCTTATACCTGTGGGGAATACGCAGGCGATGTTGACGCGCGAGGCAGAGTCAGTCATTTTGCCCGGCGGTTCAAGCTGACGGCCTGGCAGATGGTGCAGGAGTTTGGGTTTGACGTATGTTGCGAACAGGTTAAAAACGCTTACAAAGCTAACAATATGACCGCGTATTTCCCGGTTACGATGCTGATTGAGCAGAACTTGAAGTACGATCCCGGCAGACTGGCGATAGGGAATTTCCCCTGGCGCAGCTACTATTTCGAGGACGGCAGCAGCGATCGGTTTCTGAAGGTCGCCGGTTATCACGAAAGGCCGTTTATCATGCCACGCTGGACGACTGTGGCCAACGGCATTTACGGTTCAGGACCGGGGCACAATGCGCTGGGGAACTGTATGCAGTTGCAAAAACTGGAAAAGTTAAACATGCGGCTTTTGGAAACACGGGCAGATCCCGCCATGTTGGTGCCGGCGTCCGTGGGGAAAGTAGACAGACTGCCTGGCAAGCAAACAATCGTACCGGATAGCGCGGTAAACCTGATCCGTCCGGTGTATCAAACGACGGGCAGCCGGGAAGACGCGATGCAGACCATCCAGCTGAAACAGCAACAGATTGCCGCCGCATTCTACAACGACTTGTTTGTAATGCTCAGTAGCCAGGATAATCCGCAGATGACCGCAAGGGAAGTGGCGGAACGCCACGAAGAAAAACTACTGATGTTATCCCCCGTATTAGAGCAGTTGCACAATGAAGTACTGATTCCGTTGACGAAACGAACCTTTGAGATTGCGCTTCGCAATGGGCTGTTCCCGCCGGTGCCGGAAGAGCTGCAGGGTCAAGAAGAAAACCTCAAGGTTGAATTTATATCGCTACTGGCCCAGGCGCAGCGCATGGTGGAAAGCCCGGCGCTGGAAAAGACACTGGCGTTGGCCGGTAATCTTGCCGGTATCGCTCCGGAAATCGTTGACAATATCGATATGGATGCTGTGATACGGCAGCACGCAGTGATCAACGGGGCACCGGAGAAGATGATGCGGGGCGAAGACGAAGTGAAGAAGCTACGGGAGCAACGTGCACAGGCCCAGGCGCAGCAACAGCAAATGGAACAGGCGGCCGCAATGGCAAAACCGTTGCGGGACGGCGTGGAAGCGGCACGGCTGCTCTCGGAGACGCCGGTCACGGAGGATAGCAGCATCATAAACGCTATGCTTGGAGGTGCCTAATGGATCTGATGAAATTGCAAGCAGTGTTAAACACCGAGAATGGGCGTGAAGTCATTTACGGCATTCTAAAGCTATCCGGATACGGGGCGATGCTATTTACCGGTGAACCCTACAAAGATTCGTACAGTGCCGGCAGAGTGTCCGTAGCGAATGAGTTAGTACAAATCATAAAACGAATACAAAGCGGAAACCGAAGCGAAGACGGCTACGGGCTTTTGTACAAAATGGAACGAGAAGAATTAGCGCGGCAGAACGCAGAAAGTGAGGAAGATGAAGATGTTTAAAAATCACGTAGGACCGTTTCTTGAAGCAGATGGCGCCGGGGCGGCGGGTCCGCCTCCTGCCTTAGCCACCCCAGCTCCTGAAGGTACACCGGCGGCGGAACCGGCAACTCCTGTCGCCGGCGGCACCGAAACCCCTTTTAACTTTCCGGCGGATGCCGTAGACAAAAAAGAGGCGGGGGGGGGGGAAAGGAACGGC